TCAATCCAAATATTCCTTCTACTCTTGCTCCTTACTTTTAAGCCCAAGTCATCGGCTGGGTCTAGTGCGTTTTATATGGAGTTGTAAAATGTCGTCGAATAAGAACTTTTGTTATGTTTAATATTATTTACACATGGACGATCACGCAGCTTGATTGTTACCCGTCCTATGCGGGACAGGCTGACGTTGTGTTTACGGTGCATTGGACATACACAGGCACTGACGGAACAGCCACATCAAGCCTCAATGGCACGGTTAATTGCCGGTACATTGCTGGTGCACCATTTACGCCCTACAATGAATTGACACAGGATCAAGTCATCGGCTGGGTCGTAGAAGCACTTGGCCCTAGCCAAATCGCCACATATCAAGGTATAATAGCCAACGAAATTGGCATCCAAGAAGGCCCAACTCCCGTAACGCCTCCATTGCCATGGGTGAAGTAAAATGACCAGTTCGTACACAACCAATAAGGGTTTGGAAAAGCCAGGATATAACGACTACGTTAACTCGTGGAACGTGCCGCTCAACAGCGACATGGACGTGGTTGATTCGTCCTTGGGCAGCACTTATTCGATTGCGCTTACGAACGCCAACGTCAATTTGACGCAAACCAACTGCCAGAATGCCCGCATTAAGTTGACGGGTCTGTTGTCGGCAAACGTCACCATTTACTTTCCATCCGGTGTCGGTGGCTTTTTCATTGTTCAAAATGCCACCACGGGCGCTTATACTGTCACTTTGGCCTCTGCTGGCGGCGGCACTTATGTGACAGCATCTGGTGGTGGTGGTATTACGCAAAGCACGTTTATCTTTTCGGACGGCACAAACATCACTTTTGCGGACGACGTGCGCCTGCAATTGAATGCTGGTACGGGTATCTCAATCACGTCTGGCACCAATCCGACAATCAGCAATACGGGTGTCCTGTCCTTCAATACCCGCACGGGTACGGTGTCGCTGACATCGGGGGACGTTACAGGCGCATTGGGGTATACACCGCCAACACCTACTGGATCTGGTGCATCTGGCACTTGGGGCATCAATGTTACGGGTACGTCCTATAACATTACACAGTATACAATTAACCAAAGCGTTGGTACGGGCAATACGCCAAGTTTTACTGGCCTCAATGTTACTAACGGTGACTTGTATGTTTACCGTACAGGTGGAACTACAGGCGTTTTGTATCTTGGTAATAGTGGAGCGCGGTATCTTTATTATGATGGCTCCAACTATCAAATGTCCGGCGCTGAATTATACGTCAATGGTGCCCTTGCTCTAAATACTGGCAATTACAACAGCTACGCACCCACACTGACGGGTACGGGAGCCTTTGGCACTTGGGGCATTAACGTATCTGGCAATGCCGCTACGGTTACCAATGGCGTGTATAACAATGGCGGCACATACGGCATCAACATTTCCGGCAATGCTGCAACTGTTACCAATGGCGTATACAACAACAGCGGAACTTATAGCATTAACATCACGGGCAGTTCTGGTTACGCATCGACTGCCGGGACTGCCAGTACAGTTTCTGGCGGTTATGTTTCCGCTGTCTATGCCGGTTCGGGCATTTCGGTTAATGCCAACCAAGGCGCGATTACTATCTCGTCCACACTTGCTGGCGGCACGGTAACATCCGTTGCAACAAACAACGGCCTTACAGGCGGCACAATCACCACAACAGGGACATTGGGCATAAACACAAACAACTCTGGTGGTGTAGGAGCTTATGCAGTTTACTTTGCGCCCAATAGCGGCGCGTTTACACAAAACGGCACATATTCTGCTGCGTCTATGGGGCAAAGTGCTGGAACTTGGCGTTGCATGTCAATCCAAGCGCAAATTACAGGTATTACATGCGGAACAGTAACTATGTCAGTCGCATTATTTATAAGGACTGTTTAAAATGGTTGTAACAGACGTTAAAAGCCCAGTTTACGCAAACGCAGAAAACACGCAAATAAATTGCAATGTAAAGTTTGAAGAAATTCCTGAATATTTTCCGTTTACTGCATCACCAACTGATCCTATGGATTATGGGCGTGAATTGTACGCACAACTTGTAGCTGGACAATGGGGCCAGATAGCACCTTATGTTCCTCCTGCGGCTCCGATAATTGATCCCGCAAAACAAGTTGGACCAAAGGTGCTGTAATGTTGCAATCAAAACCATTAGAACTTGGTAAATTAAAGGGCACTATCTACGACTTTCCCAATGTGGGAGACGAACTCCCGCTTCATGTTCATACGGAAGATGACGTTCATATTTCTATCTGTGCGAAAGGTTCTATAAAAGCCTTTGGCGAAGGATGGGAAACTATTATATCTTCTGGTGCAGTACTTGACTGGGAAGCCGGTCAATATCATGGGTTCATTTCACTTGAACCTAATTCTAGACTTGTAAACATCATAAAGGGTTAAACATGAATATCAATCTTACTTTGACTGTCGATGAATTGAACTACATCTTGAACGCTGTTGCGGCTCGTCCGTATGCAGAAGTGAAGGATTTGGTTGAAAAGATTCAAAAACAAGGTGCTGAAGAACTTGCAAAAGCTCAGGCTTCGCAGGCTCCAGAGCCTCCCACACAGTAATTAAAAGGGTGCAGCCATGATCGGCAAGCAAGAACACGGCGCCACATTAGACGCCGCTTTGGCTGGTGGGGCCATAACGATGCCCTTATGGGCAGCGGAATTAAACTTTTGGCTGCACCTTTTTATGGCAATAGGCGGTTCAATTTTAATTGCCTATCGTATTTGGATTTTAATTAAAAAATCTTATAACGGGGATTAAATGAAATGGATCTCGGCGTATTTGGAAAGTTGATTGAAAATGTGGCACCCACTATCGCAACCGCTTTGGGCGGCCCAGTGGCCGGAATGGCCGTCAAGGCACTGTCTACGGCTCTCTTGGGTCACGGTGACGGGTCTGAAGACGACATTAGAAATGCGCTGGCAAATGCTACCCCTGACCAAATAACGGCCATCAAAAAAATCGATGCCGATTTTAAGGTGCAAATGAAGTCGTTGGACATTGATCTTGTGAAGATTGCAGCCGATGACCGCGCGAATGCACGCAATTATGCCATTCAAACACATGACTTGACCCCTCGCGCATTGGCAGTAGTCATTGTTGTTTGTTATGGCCTCGCTCAATATTTCTTGTTCACGCATGTCATTGACGCCTCAATGAGGGAATTGGTTGCCCGCGTTTTGGGGACGATTGATGGCGCCTTGATGCTTGTCCTTTCGTATTATTTTGGCAGCAGCCACCAACATTCTTCCAATGGAGAATAAAATGAATTTTGTGGGTGAAGCCAAAAAGCTTGTGTCGGCTGACTTTATGACTGTTGCGGATGAATTGGATGTCGATAGCGCGGCCCTGCGGGCTGTGTTGACTGTTGAAACAGGCGGGAGTGGGTTTGATGCTGCGGGACGTCCTAAGGCGCTGTTTGAGCGTCATTACTTCTATAAATTCTTGGCTGACAGACCAGATATTCAGGCTGACGCCGTCGGGCGTGGTCTTGCGTACCCTAAGTGGGGAGAAAAGCCTTACCCTAAAAATTCTGACGGTGTTTACGCTGAAATTAGTGCTGCCTGCGACATCGATTTGGACGCGGCTCTGCGATCAACTTCGTGGGGTTTGGGCCAAATTATGGGCAATAACCATAAAATGGTGGGTTTTGATACAGCAGAAGATATGGTCAAAAACGCCATGGAGTCGGAACTGAACCAACTTCGGCAAATGGCGGCATTCATCAAGGCAGCGGGGTTGCTTGATGAACTTCAAAATAAAAATTGGGCTGCATTTTCTAAGGGTTATAATGGCCCTCAATATGCACAAAACCAATATGACGTAAAATTGGCTGATGCGTACAACAAGTTTGCGTGATATACTCCGCGAAATGCTAACACGGGCGCTAAAACATGACAACGGGCTTAACATATTCTCAGTATGTCACGCAGATAGCGACCATGGCCGTTGTGCCAGAGACAGACCCTAATTACGTCATTATCTTGCCGCAGATGATCACGTTTGCGGAAAACATGATTTGCCGCGACTTAGACTTTTTATCTACGCAAGGCTCGCGCACCTATACAATGACGACTGGCGTTAGCCAATTAACGATCCCGACGTCCGACTTCATCACCATACAGACCGTGTCGGTGACGTCGGGAACCAACACCATTCCTCTATTGCCGGTGGCCAAAGAATACATTCAAAACGTGTATGGCGGCAGCGGCTTTAATGGCCTCCCGTCACTTTTTGCCGTGTATGGTGGCGACTTGGCCACGACCGGCAACACAAGCCAATACATCATTGTCGCGCCATGGCCCGACCAGAACTATCCCACGCTGATTACGGGCACCATGCGCCCCGCAAGCTTGTCGGCGACAAATACGACCTCCTTCATTAGCACATACCTGCCAGACCTCTTGATCATGGCTAGTATGGTTTACATATCCGCATACCAACGCAATTTTGGCCGTGCGAATGATGATCCGCAAATGGCCATCACTTACCAAGGTGAATACCAGAGGTTGCTGTCTGCGGCTCAAGTGGAAGAGGCACGCAAAAAATTCCAAAGCGCCGCGTGGACGTCTTATTCACCTGCTTCGGCAGCTTCTCCGACAAGGGGATAAGCCATGCCCCACGCCGCCCTTAAATTGATACCTGGCGTTGATACACAAAAGACGCCCGCATTGAATGAAGTCGCTCTTTCGAAAACCAACTTGATTCGGTTTTTGCCTGACCGGTCAGGCCTTGGTTTGCCACAAAAATTGGGCGGTTGGACAAGATATTACCCCAACACAATTGCGTCGCCAGTCCGCAACATGAAGGCTTGGCAAGACTTGAATGGTGTGCAACGTCTTGCTGTTGGAGCCGAATTATCTTTGTCTGTTATTTATAACGGCATCAACCAAGACATTACGCCAAAACAAACTATTTATGTTTTGATTCCACCGTTTACGACAACGTCCGGATCGACCGCAATCTCAATGAAAATTAACTCAAGTCTTGCAAACACTTACAGCTATATTTATTATGTGACGCCTGTATCTGTCGGCGGTGCAAAACTTTTCGGTGCCTATACAATTGACAATGTCATTGACGCCAATGACTTCCAAGTCAATGCCGAGACGCCCGCAACATATACAAACGTGCAAACTGCCACGATCAGCAATGCGTCGCCTGCGGTTATTACAGTTGCCGCAGCGCCAGCTAGCGGCACGGTCGTTAAATTTACAACGACTGGCACATTGCCGACTGGCATAACGGCTGGAACAACTTATTTTGTCCGCAATCTAACATCGACGACGTTCAACATTTCTTTGACGCCAAGTGGGTCATTGATCAATACGTCGTCTGCCGGATCCGGCACACACACTGCCACGTTCCCTGGCCAAGTTGCATATTATCAAACATCAATTGGTTTGCCGACGATAACCGTAACATTTCCGAATCACGGCCAAGTTGTGGGCGCGCAATTGGCCGTCAATCCCGCGACGACCGTTGGCGGCGTAACGCTGACCGGAACATACACTGTGGTTTCGGTTGTCAATTCAAACACATTCACTTTTACGGCTTCAAACACTGCCACATCAACGGCTGGAGCCTTTGAAAACAACGGTTACGTTGAAGCCATTATTTATTATGCCACCGTCCCTCAGCCTGCTGGTTCTGGTTATGGTGTCGGTGGTTATGGCGTAGGCGGTTATGGCACCGGCTCTGGCATCACGCCGACCGCAGGAACGCCCATTACGGCCACTGATTGGACTTTGGACAATTGGGGCGAATATTTGTTGGCTTGCCCCACAGGCGGCCCCATTTACGTTTGGCAACCTTATGGTGTCATTCAAAATGCTCAAATCATTGACAATGGCCCCTTGGCCAATACGGGCATGTTTGTCGCCATGCCGCAACGTCAGGTCATTGCTTATGGCTCTACCGACACAGGCCAGTTGGATCCCCTTCTTGTTCGCTGGAGTGATGTCGAAGATTATACGGTATGGACTGCGACAGCGACAAATCAAGCGGGCGAATATCGCATTCCGACAGGCAGTTTGATTGTTGGCGCCATACAATCAAACCAACAAGGCTTGCTTTGGACAGATATTGACCTTTGGTCCATGCAATACATTGGATTTCCTGACGTTTATGGCTTTAACAAAGTCAAAACGGGGTGCGGTTTGTATGCGCGCGGTGCTGCGGCCAATTTGGGCGGCGTGACCTATTGGATGAGCCAAAAACAATTTTTCAGTTATTCTGGCGGCGACCCCAATACAATTCCGTGCCCTGTGTGGGACGTTGTATTTCAAAACCTCAATCAAGGCACAGATGCAAACGGATTGCCGTATACGAATCGCATTCGTTGCGCGACAAATGCTCAATTTAACGAAGTGGCTTGGTATTACCCATCTGTTGCAGGTAATGGCGAAGTGGACAGTTACGTCAAATTTAACACTGTCTTGCAGCAGTGGGATTACGGTTCTTTGTCCCGCAGCGCGTGGGTTGACCAATCTGTTTCTGGGCCGCCGATTGGTGCTGATCCATCGACTGGTTACATTTATCAGCACGAAATAACAAATGACGCCGACGGGCAGGCCATGTTGTCCAGCTTCCAAACCGGCTATTTTGAAGTGTCTGAGGCAGATAATTTGGTATTTCTTGACCAAGTTTGGCCTGACATGAAATGGGGGCAATATAGCCAACCCCAAAATGCGACTGTTGAAATTACGTTCTACTCGACCAATTACCCAGGCGATACGCCAATAGCGTATGGCCCGTATAACATGACGCAGGCGGTTGAATATATCAGCACGCGGATTAGGGGTCGTTTGATTGCCATTAAGGTCTCCAGCAATGACGTTGGGACATTTTGGCGTTTGGGTGACATCCGCTATCGCTTTCAACCAGATGGACGGTTCTGATGCCAGCTTCACTTGACGATCTTTTAACGGCGCAAAAGAACGGTGTGACAGCCATCAATGGTGTCGCAAACGCAAATTTGTTTTTGGCCGGTAAAACGTCTGCACCTGCCGTTACGTCCGCGACACTTGTTCGCTCTGGTGCTGGTTGGGTTGCAAAAGTGTCAGTTACGGTTGCCGGATCTGCTTCGGGGACTATTTATGACAGCCTATCAACCACGTCTCCAACATTGCCAATTGCCATTATACCAAACACAGTTGGGATTGTTACGGTCAATTTGCCTGTGACAAATGGGATTGTGTTTGTCCCTGGGTCTGGCATGACTGCCACCGTAAGTTATTCGTGAGGACGCCATGCCGCTGAAAAAAGGCAAAAGCAATAAAAAAATTAGCGCCAACATTTCAGAGTTGGTTGAAACAGGCCACTCGCATGATCAGGCAGTGGCGGCGGCCCTTAATGTGGCGCGCCGTGCAAAACGTGAAGTTGGCGGACCTTTATGGGGTTCAACAACAATAAAACCTGCTTGGGCAATGGACAATTTTAACCCTGAAATTACAGATCCAGAGTTGTTGGCAAAACGTAAACGCTCTCAAGATCTTTTGGCCATTTCGCAAGGGCGTTTTTTGGACGCACAAGAACAGTCTCGTTCACCCATGGTTGGGTCAGTTCCCACGCCATCCCAAGATGATGCGGATGAATCCGCTTTTTGGCGTGAACGCGCCATTCAAAATGCTCTTCAAAACGCAACGACCGATGACTCATTATATACATCACCACAGGCTCTCAAACCTAATCCGACGCAAACCAGCGGCAGAGGTACTCCAATGCCTGTTGCACGCCCACAGGCGGCGCAAACGCCTAGTCAAGTTTATTGGCTTGATCGCGGTGATGGCAGCCCGCTTGTGCCAATGGGTGGTGCACTGCCCAAAGGGATGCAAGCCGGAGCGCAGCCAGGCGGCGGGTTTATTTCTGCCGTCAATGCTCCGACAAAGTCATTGTGGTCTGACCTAAAAAGTGTTTTTGCCAGCAAGCCGCAAACACAGCCCCAAGCACAGCCTCAAGTGGCGGCTCCGGTTCCGGCAAAACCAGAACAAACTATTGATTACGCGGCCAAAAAGCCGGCCGAAGTGCCTGATCAATACAAAAATTGGCCTGATCGGCAGCCTGATCTGGTTGCGACAGAACCGACCGACGGCATGGCAGACGGCGGTATGCTTAAAGGTGGGTTCCACCCTCCTCACACGCCTAAATTGTTTCATGGCCCCATTCACAGCCCTGTTGCCGGCCGCACCGACCACTTGCCTATGCACGTCGCATCCGGCTCCTACGTCATCCCTGCCGATATTATTTCGTCAATGGGTGAAGGCAATACCATGGCCGGCTTTAAAGCGGCGCGAAAGATCTTCACGAGGCCGATGTCTTTTTCCGGCATGCCATATGGCTCAGGATCTCATCCTTATGGTGAAAGTGGATTGCCATATGGTGCTCAATCGGTCGGTCACGCTCATGGCGGCGCAACAGGCGCAGTCCCTGTCGTCGTTGCCGGTGGGGAGTATGTTATTCATCCCGACGATGTGGTACACATCGGTCGAGGTGACTTGGAGCGTGGCCATAAAATCTTGGATTCGTTTGTAAAAAAACAACGCGCCAAGACAATTAACACGTTGCAAAAATTGCCTGGTCCTAAGAAAGATTGAGGGGTTTTTCTATGACTGACGAATTGCAAATTCGGATTGGAGTGCCTGAAGACATCGACGAAATGATGGAATTGTCAGCGTCGGCGTGTGATGAAAACGGGTTTACAAACCCAAATCCAGCAAAGATTTTGCACGAAATTTGGCCAGCCTTGAACCGTGATCACGGGTTGGTTGGCATCATAGGTAAGGCTGGCGGAAAGGCAGAGGGTGCCGTTCTTCTCAGAATTATCTCGACGTGGTATTCTGACGATCTGGTTTTGGAAGAACGGGCAATTTTTATTCACCCAGACTTTCGAAGCGCCAAGGGCGGACGTGCTCGCAAACTTTGCGAGTTTTCAAAGCAAGTGGCGGACGGATTGGGCATACCTTTAATGATTGGCGTTTTGTCCAACCATCGGACAGAGGCCAAAGTGAAACTTTACGAGCGGGCTTTTGGTGCCCCTGCAGGTGCGTTTTTCCTGTATGGCGCCAAGACCGGCGGTAAGCCAATGATTATGGAGCACTGACATGGGTGGCGGCAAGAGCGGCACTTCACAATCGACTGTGTCAATCCCACCAGAGGTTCTTGCGAGGTATAACGCAGTCAACGCGACCGCCGAAAATGTCGCAAAACAGCCATTTCAGGCATATTCGACCGATCCGAATGCTTTTGTCGCGCCCGTTAATCCGGTGCAGGCATCTGGCATCAATACCATTTACAATGCTCAAAATGCCGCACAACCGTGGTACGGAGCCGCTGGTCAGGCATATGCTCAAGGCGCACAAGCCGCTCAACCTTTTACCGACCTGTCTGCCGCAAATGTTCAAGGCGCACAACAGTCTGGCGCTGCCTTTAACCAAGCGGCCGCCAATCTTTATGGTGGCGCGCAGGCTGCAGCATCTCCTTTTATTCAAGGCGCTACTTCTGCCACAGGTCAAGCACTTTCCTCTGGCGTTCCTTTAACGCAACAAGCTTATAATCAAGGGGCCGGTTTGACCCAACAAGGTTTGGGCCAAATTGGTGGAATTGTCGGTCAAGGGCAAAATTATATTAACGCGGCTAACGGTAATTTGGCTGCGGGGCAAAATGCGGCCAATCCTTTATTGCAAAATGCCGCAATGGCTTATCAAGGCGGCCTTGGTGCTGCCATGCCTTTTGACCTTGCTGGCGCTCAAGCCGTTAATGCACAGCAAATTGGTGGCCGACAAATTAACCAATTTATGAACCCGTATATGAACCAAGTCATAGGCGGTACATTGGCTCCATTGCAACAACAGCAGGCAATGGACCGTCAATCTCAATTAAGCAATCAAATACGGTCGGGTGCTTTTGGAGGCAATCGCGCGGCAATTTCTAGCGATGTTTTAAAAGGCCAACAAGACATTGCAACAGGCAATGTTGTCGGCAACTTGCTCAATCAAGGTTACGGACAAGCTTTGTCTGCTGCGGAACAACAGCAGGGCGTTAATTTGGCCGCACAGCAGGCCAATCGTGCTGCGCTGCAACAAACAGGCCAAAATATTTACGGTCAAATGACTGGCACAGGCCAGCAACAAGCTGCCCTTGGCAATCAACTTTTTGGTATGGGAAATACGGCCGCAGGCACATTGGCAAGCCTTGGTCAGCAAGGGTACCAACAGGGCATGGGCGGAGTGCAACAAGGCCTTGCAGGCGCTCAACAATTGTACAATATGGGCGCAGGTGCAGGACAGCAACTGTACAATCAGTATTCTGGTACAGGCCAGCAGTTGGGTAATCTTGGTCAACAAGTTTTTGGTCAACAGACGGGTGTTGCCCAAGGCCTTGGCAATATAGGCCAACAGCAATTTGGTCAGGGCATGACGGCCGCGCAACAGCAGGCGGCTCTTGCCAATCAGTTGTTTGGTCAGGGCGTTACTGGCGCGCAGACACTTGGCTCTCTTGGTACAGGCGCACAAAACGCTGCAATCAGCGGCGGGCAGGCTGCATTGGCGGCTGGCACTGTTCCACAGCAGACGCAGCAGGCAGGTCTCAGCGCCCTTTACAATCAATTCCAGCAGCAGCAGGGTTACCCTTTCCAAGTCGCTCAATTCTTGGCAAACATTGCCGAAGGTACCGGCGCTTTGTCTGGATCCACCACAACAACAACGCAGCCAACGTCATTTTTCTCCGACGAGCGTCTTAAAGAAGACATTGAGCCAATTGGTGAAACCTATGACGGGCAGAAAATTATCAAATTCCGCTATAAAGGCGAAAAGGGTCCAAAACAAATTGGTTTGGTGGCTCAGGACGTTGAAAAACATCACCCTGACGCCGTTGGCGAATCTCACGGGTATAAAACTGTCGATTACGACAAAGCGACACGCGAAGCGGCGCATCGTGGCCACTTTTATAAGGGCGGCCTTGTTCCCTCGTCGGAAGGCGGTGTTGTCCATATGGGGCATGCCGGTGAAGGGTTTGCGGGAGGCGGAAGCACGTCCAGCATCGTTGACGCGCAAGATTTGAATGCGCTCCTTGGCGCGCATCAACAAATGTATGCAGGCTTTAACCCTGCTGGCTTATACGGTGGCGCAAGTCCTGCCGGCCAAAAAGGCGGTATTGTTCCCGCCGCGTCTCTGGCAGTTCCCAAATTGGTAACAGCGTCAAATGTTGCCCCGCAGAACCAAGCGACATTGGGCAGCACATTGCATGGCGCCGTTCAAACGGGATCAGACATTACAAATGCTTATGGCATGGGTAAGTCAGCTTTATTTGGTTCACCTGCAACAAAAGACAGTGCTGCAACCAAAGGTGTCTTTGGAGATGCTGGCAGTTCAGACAAAGGTGGTTATCTTAGCGACGCCAAAAAGGCTCTTGGGTTTACTGACAGTGCTGCCCGTGGCGGCGTGATCCCATTTCATCGTGGGACCGGCGGAGAATTGCCTTATGGCGAAGATCAAGACGAAACCAAAGGCTACATGGGCACAATTTCTTATGAGCGCAAGTCGCCGCAGGAATTGAAGAATGAACAAGACGCCCAGCGCCAGGGCAAATTGCCGCAACAATCACAAAGCGGTTTGGGCAGTGCAATCGGTGCAGCAAAAGACATTTATGGCGCAGGTAAATTAGGTAAATCCGCACTTGAAGGCGCAAAAGGTTTGATGGGTGCTGACAAAATTGGATCGGCCACCATGTCAGGCGTTACTGACGCCGCTCAAGTTGGTCCTTTTATGTCAGAAGCGCCTGCCGGTATTGCTGGCGCGATTGTTCCGGCTGAAGCTGCAGTTGCCGCTCCTGCTGCCGAGGCTGCAGGTGGTGCTGGATTGTTGGGCGGACTTGGTTCGGCTATTGGGTCTGTTGGCGAAAGCATCGCAAGCTTCTTGCCATTCCTGTTGAAAGATGGCGGCGTTGTTCCGCGTGAACATCACGCTGGCCCAGACAGCACCAATGGCCAAAGCAATGTCGTCGGTGATGGCGGCGGTGGCGGAGACGATGGTACTGTTGACACCGGCCGCGTGTCGCCAAAAGACCTTTATGACCATTTAGTTAGTCAGGGCGCTGATCCGCGCACTGCACTTGTATTGACCAGCGGTGCGGCAAGCGAGAGCGGATTTAATCCGACTGCAAAACATGATTACGATGAAAATGGTGTGGCGCAAGGTTACGGTTTGTTTGGCCACCAAGGCCCGCGCCTTGACGCCATGCGTCAACAGACAGGCACCCAATACCCTAATTGGAAACAGCAAGCATCCTTTGCATTGAGCGAAATGCAGGATCCGCGTTACCAAAAAATGATTGCTGCGGCCAATTCTCCGGAAGATTTGACCAAGGTGCAAATGCACTTTGAACGTCCGAAGGGTTACACTCCAGACAATCCAGAAGCCGGACACAACTATACCGGCCGCGTGGCTGACACAAATGCCCTTATGCCGTTGGTTCTCGGTCAGGACATTAATTGGGGTGCAACAACCAAAGCCGCTGCCGCTGGACGTCCTTCTCAAGGTGGATTAGGTGGTGCAGGCAGCGCAGGAACATCAACAGGCGGCGGCGGATTGCTCGACACGCTGACAAGCGAAAAATTCCTTATTCCGTTAGCTTCTGGCCTTGCTGGTATGGCATCATCGCCGAGCCGATACCTTGGCGCGGCCGTATTGCAGGGCTTAGGTGCTGGCGCTCAATCTTATCAGCAGATGAAACAGCAAGAGTCTGCCATTCAAAAACAACAGGCCGATATTCAGCGCGAAAGAGAGCAAAGCCAAATTGGATTTGGTCAATTGGCTGTTCAACAGCAACAGGCAAACATTGCCAGAACGGCAAAGGTTGCAGAACTTATGCAGCAATTGCGTACTCTTAACGCAACACGTCAAATTGCCGGCCTTGATCCTTTGGATACAACAGAATTTTTCAAATCTATGGGCGCTGGTGATCTTGTTAAAGACGTTACGATGGCTCCCAAACAAGCGGGTGTTGGCGCTCCTGCACAACAACCTGCACAGGCTGCAGCGGCAGGTCAACCGGCACAAGCAGGTGCGGCTCCAGCCCAAACTGCGGTTGAGACTGCAAAATCGGTTACTGGCGCTCCTGCCCCGTCAACCGCAACTGTTACAACACAGGCAACACAAGGTGTTCCGAAGCCAGGAGATGACTTCTGGAAGGGTGTCGATCCGCAAGACAATCTTCACACCTTGGCAAAGAATTACCAAGTCGCCATGGCCGGCAATTTGCCACAAGTGGGGCAACAGATTTTGGCTGACATCAATCGTGTCAAATCGTCTGGCATGGTTATGAAAGACGGCCAGATGGTGCCTATCCCAGGCTTTGCGGAAGCAGAAGCAGCTAAAAAAGCCATGATCGCAAAATCTGAAGCGGAAGTTAAAGAGCCATTTGAAACAAAGAAAATGGCTACTGAAAAAATGTATACGACGCAAAATGCGGCGCGTACTGCTGCGGCTAAAGAAGCTGATAATGCCAACGACATTATCTCTCAAACCAATGCCATGAAGGATTTGATGTTTGACCGCGAAACCGGCAAGCCTCTCCTTAACACTGGCCCTATGGGTGAGAAGATCAACCAGTATGCAGCGTACTTTAAGCAAGCAGGCTTTAGCGATAATTTTATCAAAACGCTTGCCAATACCGATCCGTCAAATGCTGACTCTCTCCGTAAAATGCAAACGACGGCCGGTACAGAATTGGCTCGCATGGAATTGAATGGATCTCCTGTGCGCGTTTCAGAGTTTAATCGGTTCTTGCAATCAACACCTGGTGAACAAATGTTGCCTGGTGCGTTTAAGTGGATCATCGAAAATGTTCTGCAGCCTAAAGCCATGGCCCAGCAAAAGGTTTATGAGCGGGTTATGGATATGGATCCGGCTAAGGACAACATCGAAAAAGAGATTTACTTGGCTCGTAAAGAAAATCCTTGGTATCGGTATAATCCTCCTGCGCCACAACAGCAGGCCGCTCCTGCATTGTCGCCAGACCAAGCTAGGGAAGAATTGCAACGTCGTCGGTCCCAAGGGGTACAGTAATGCCTACCGATCTCAGCCAGTATTCTGATGCCGATCTTGAAAAAATAGCGTCCGGCAATCAGCCGGCTGCGGCTCCAGATCTTAGCCATTATTCCGACGCGGATTTGCACGCAATTGCCAATCAGGGCACGCTTTTGGGCAACGTGCTTGGTGGCACACCGACCGAACAAGCTATCCCCAAAGCCATGGGCACGGCGGCCATTAAAGGCGTTGCGTCCATTCCTAGTATGTGGGGTGGCCAAGGACAAGCCGACATGGTTGATTACCTTATGGCGCGTGCTCATAGCGCCATTTCAGGCGAACCGACCGAAGACGTCTTAAAAAGGTACAAACAGCGCCAAGACGAATTTAAAGAGAAGGCTGGCCCAATTGGGCGCGCCGCTGAAACAATAGCGCCTAGGAACGTCATCCCCAGCGGCGAACAACTTGCTGCACCAATTTTGGAACGCACCGGCGAATATAAGCCAGAAAGTCTGTTGGGCCAGATCGGCATGGCCGGCACTGAAATGGCCGCCAGCGGTTGGGGGCCAGGCATCGGTTCTAAAGTCGGAGCCTTTACCAAGCCAGGCACATTTAATGCTTTAAAAGAAATGGCCACAGACGCCTTGAAAATGGCTCCGGCTAACTTTGTAGCCGGCAGCACGGGTGAGGCTGTCACACAAGCTACAGGCGATCCTTTGGCCGGTCTTTTGACGGGCATGGTTGTCCCTCACGTTGGTGGGCAAGTCCTTGATGCTTTGGGCCGTCCTATCAAGAAATTTGCAGAACCAATGTTTGCCTCTAATCGCCCTGATATGGCGGACAGTTTGTTTTATCAAATGTTCACCGACCCCAAGGCGGCTTATGAAAATTTAAAAAACCGCAATTATAATCTTTTGACCGGCGCCCCTGCATCGACGGCCGAATTGGCTATGGATCCTGGCGCATTGCTGGCTCAAAAGAATGCCGAAAACGCCAACAATGACTTTAAAGTTCGTATGGACCAGATCCGTAACGAACAGAACCGTGTTCGCGTTGAGTCTTTAAAAAGCATGGCGCCGGAGGGTGCAGACGTTTTGTTGCCAAGCCGCACTTTGGCTGATCAGGCGGACACGATCAACAAAGCGCATGACGACATTATCAACAACTTGGTCGATAATGCCGTTGATTTGCACAATGCCATGCCTGCTGGAACAAAGCCCGAAGACACTGGTTCTGCAATCCGTGAAATGACCAATAAGGCCATGATTGCGGCTCGTCAGGAACGCTCTAACTTGTACAAACAAGTAGATCCCGATCAGAAAATGTCGGTGATCACTGAAAATGCAAGAAAGACTGGTGAAAATCTTAAAAACAGCATTGATCCGAATGTCAGCATTCCAAGTTCAAATGCTGCGCCTGTCATCGATATGGTGGCAAACCTTAACGACGTCACGCCATACCACAAACTGATTGACCTAGACTCGACCATTACAAACCAAATGGCGCAGGCAAAACGTGCTGGTGATTGGACAGGCCATGGGCAGTTGAGAACCTTAAAAGAAGCTGTTATGGCCGACATTCACAATGCCGTCGATAATCAGCATGCTTGGGAACAAGCCGCTGTTAAAGAAGGCAAATTGAACCCTGATGATACCATTGAGGCTCGGTTAAAACGGTATGGCGCAGGAACAGTCCAACAGCCAGGAGACGCCAGTACAGCTAGTGCAGCGAGTGCTGTCGGGACTGGAACCAATGGAGCGACCGGAGTTCCTCAAGAGGGCGTGGCAGAACGCGGTCCAAGCGGGCGACTTCCAAGTGCTGCAGCACCTCAAGGCGTACCGTCAGTGGAGCCAAAAACAGCCGACTTCACTCAAGACCTGAACAACTACACAATCCATTACCCGCATGGCCAATTGCAGGCTCGGTATGAAGTTGTTGATCTGCCGTCTTTGGTTACGTCGCATGGCCCAGATCTGAACGTCAATTCAAAGTACCCACAAGAATTGCAGCCGCGTGAACGGTCGATGGCTGGCTCGCAGCAACAGATCGAAGACATTGCCAATAAATTGAACCCTGAATTGCTTGGGCCTGCAAAGGAAGCCAATTCTGGTGCGCCTATCGTCGGCCCCGACAATGTCGTTGAAAGCGGCAACGGCCGCACATTGGCGCTGTCAAAAGCCTATGATGGCCCCAACGGCCAAAAGTACCGCAATTGGCTTGAAAGCAACGGGTTTGATACAACAGGCATGGAAAAGCCTGTCTTGATTGCGCGGCGCACAAGCGAAATGACGCCGCAAGAGCGTGAATTGTTCACCAGATCAACAGCCTCCCAAACTGGACTGGCATTATCTGCGTCTGAAAAAGCACGCGCTGACGCGAAAATGGCGGCAAACATCGACGAGCCGGTAAAATTTGGCAATGTTGGTAATCGACAAAATGCAGACTTTGTCCGCAAGTTCACTGAATTGTTGCCTGCATCTGAACGTGCAACGATTATGGACCGCAATGGCAATTTGTCTGCAGAAGGCGAACGTCGCATCGAGGCGGCCATTACGTCGCGGGCTTTTGGTGATTCGCCAATTGTCGAAAAGGCTTTTATGGACCGTGACAACGACATCAAGTCGATCACAAATTCCATGATTGACGCCGCTGGGCCTTGGCATGAAATGCGTAAGGCAGCCAGTGAAGGCCGCATTCCGACAGACGCTGACATTACCGACAATCTTCTTGAAGCAATCTCTCTTGTGTCGAAAGCAAAGAGCGAAGATTTGCCACGGGGTTTTTACCTTAACCAAGCAGATTTCTTCAGAAGCCCGTTGCAGGAACGTGTTCGCGCTATGCTTTCCCCAGATGGGAAAAACATCGGCAGCCAAAAGTTCATTGCCCAAGCATTGAATAATTATGCCGAAGAGGCGTTGAAAAACGTCAAAGAAGGCAGGTTGTTTGAAGGGGTATCAAGCACGGATGACGTGCTGAAAGCGGCCTTGGACAAGACTGCGCGTGAAAATGGCGTCAATTTAAGGGAAGTGGCACCTGGTCAACCGGCTGAAGCCGCTCCAGAAGCGCCCAAGAAATTGACAGAAGGGTCTGTGTTCAACCGCCCAAGTTTCGAGCAAGAGGCGGCCGACAAATTGGCTCAGGCCAAAAAGGCGCATGCTGAATTTGCCCAAACATATCGCCAAGAGCCGATCAAAGGCACACTGGCCGATTATGGCTATGCCGGTCAGTACAAGATTCCGTCAGGCTCTGTGCCTGATCGTGCTTTTCCAGCCGGCTCAAGGGGCTTTGAAGCCACAAATGCTTTTTTAAAGGCCAACAATAATTCGCCAGAAATAATCGCCAATTTGCAACAGACGGCGGTTAATAAATTGCGCGACATTATGGGCAGCGATCCTTTCCTGACGCAAAAGAAACTGGACACATGGAAGTCTCGGTTTGACAGTTCATTGCGTGCGATTGACCAAGCATCGCCTGGCTTCTTGAGCAAATTTGATGATTTGGCGGCTGCGACCGAAAGCCTGAACAGCGCCAAAAAAGCAAATATGGACCGCATTGATCTGGAAAAGAAAATGGCCGCCAATCAGATTATTGGCGCTCCGACTGCCGAAGAAATGCGTTCGCGTGTTGGATCTCTTTTGTCATCGACAGATGGCGCCACAAAGATCAAAGAGATTATGTCTCGCCTGGCTGGCAACCAAGACGCCATTGATGGATTACGTCGCGCAGCCACTGAACACATGCTGGAACGGTTTAGCAATGCGTCGTTCTCCGGCGACGAGCGGACGTTGTCTGGCGCAAAATTCAACAAGTTTCTGACATCCAATGCAGACGCATTAGAGGCAATGTATGGCAAAGAAGGCCTTGCAAATATGCGTCGCATCGGTGCGGATCTTGACCGTACACAGCAAGCTATGGACGCTGTGAAGGCCAGAACGGGATCCGACACAGCGCAAAACCTGTTCTCTGAATTTGGCAAAATTATCCAATCTGGCCAGAAAGGTTCTTTGGGCTCTGTGTTTGCCATTGCTGGCATGGAGGCCTTTGACAAATTGGGTGTTCTGGGTGCTTTGGGCGTTGGCACAACGGCTGCGATTAAAAATGCCGTTGATCGCATGCGTGCCAGTGGCGTGAAAGACGTTAATGATTTGGTTCTGCGTGGCTTGGAAGACCCATCCGTCGGCGCGGCCATGCTGCAACGCGCCATTGATAAGAACGGCAAGCCTGACGTCTCTGCCCTCAATCGCCTGGCATCGACCTTGACCAAAGGATCCCAGTACATGCAGGAAGAGGAACAGCGGCGTCGCGGCCGTGCGTCAGGCGGGCGCATAGAACGGTCAACGGGCGGCGGTGCTTTTGATCACGAGACAGAGGCCGACAAGCTTGTGCGGGCCGCAGAGCGGGCCAAGAACGACGTCAACAAGACGACAGAGCCGTTGCTGAATGTTGACGACAATACTATTGCGCGGGCTCTGGACGTGGCGCAGGCGGCAATATAACGCGCTCCAAGGTGGGATTGTTCTGCGCGCGGACTTGGTGGTTTGGCCAAGTCCAGCACTCTCCTGTGTCGTCCTGAAAGCAGACCCATAGCAGGTGCGCTTCTTCTCCATAATCAATCAAAAAGTGGCACAGCGCCTTTCCCTTCGGTGTGTTGAGGGGAAGGGTGGGAGACAATTGAATGATCGTGGCCATTTTTCACCGATTGAACGCGAAGCCCGACTTGTTCTGGAAATCGGGTCTGCTGTTCATTACCTTTTCACGCCCCATATAACACAAAATTGCGTGACTTTCACAATAAGATCCGCGTTCGACCTCTTTGCCGCAATAAAATGTCGATGCGACCGGCCCGTCTCCGTCGATAATATATCGGCAAGTGCTGTAATTTAACTTTAGGATAAGAATGCCAGGCTCACCTTTGCTGGCCTTTGGCACCGGTTCAAACGTCATGCGCCGAATGATTTTGGCGCGCGATATTTTCTTAACCTTTGGCCTTTCTGGCGCCTTTGGCACGCGCGGCTTGTCAACCTTTGGTGGCTTGTCCCTGTATCCTATTTCGCCGGCTGCACGCATGCGGCCCAAAATCCCTGCCACGACATTTCTTGTCACCCCTAATCTCATGGCAATTTCTTTTGTCGTGTGCTTTTGATCCCACATCTTTAATATTGTGGCTTTTCGCTGCGTCGTGAGCATCTATTCGTCTCCATCTTCAATGAATGATAAATCGAATGCTTGTTTTTCTTCAGAAGTCAATCGCTCCGCAGCTTCCATCTGACGAAGAAGATTGATCATTTTGGCACACCGAGACGTCAACACTTTCAACTGTTTCTTGGCCAACGAATGCAGCGCCTGCTCGCTCTGCAATAGAAGGGTCAAGTGTCTTATATGTTTTTCCGGTGACATTGCTGAAATTCCAAAGCGCCCACTTGGCAATTTGTTTGTAGTGTCCGGCCTCATTATCTTCTGTCGATGGGCCGTTGGCAATCTTTTCCAAAGCGTGCTTATACTTTTGGTTTTCAAATGCCAAAATCTGCATATCGACTTGCGCCCGTTCGTAGTCTGCCTTTGGCGTGATGATCAACCCTTGGTCAATCAAATATTGATATTCTACGCTACCCTTAACCATTTTACCCTCACTGTATGGTTGTATTGACTGGCTCTCTGTTGATTTCCAAAAAACGTCCCATGGCAATGATAGCGCCTTCGCGGCCCTCTTTGTCCAAGTCTTTAATGATGGCAAAGTATGCGATCTGCATGGAAATGATGCCAATGCCAATCTCCTTGCCGTCAACTGCGTCACCTATTTGATTGACCGTTTGCTGTATTTGATCAGAGTGTTTTTCAATAAAGTCTACAAAGCAGCTATCCAATTTTACGCCGACAATCATTTTTTGCCATCCTTGAACTGTTTAAAAAAATACAAAACCTTATGCTTATTTTTCAACAGCACCTCCCAACAATCATCAATGTCAACCGACATGCAACACACAGGTTGTCCATCATTATTCAAATAAACGACTGTCCAAACATCTTCTTCAGGAATCCAATAGCGCTGTTTGTTAATCCATTCAAATGTTTTTGCATTGTCATGCGTCATTGGGCGGTTCCTGTGATGGTAGATCTAACGGCTTCCAATGCGTCAAGAATGGCAATGCAATGTCTATGCCTTGACCATATTTATTGCCTGAACGAAAGATTGAAGCTGAAGCACAACAGCGCCATGTTTTGTTTGGTAGTTTGCTATCCTTCATTACAATTGCCACCTCAGCACTTCCTGTTTCAAACACTTTCATGCCGATGAATGGCGTGCCGTCATCCGGCGCGGTATCAATCGGCCTCCACCCGTGAGCACATGATATGCTGTCCGCGCCAGCCTTGGCCAACTTTTGCCGCTCCAGTTCAGACAATTCAATCCTTGGCATCGCGGGCCTCCATCATCTTGTCAGCAACATAAAATGCAAATGTTGTTGCTTCGGTAACTGTACAAAAATTACCTATCGACCCAGTCATTGCCGCCATCGCAAATTGATCACGCAGTGTGGGCTGTGCCGCCTTTAATCGGGCAATCTCTGCCTCAAGATCCCCAATCCGCTGTTTGGTTTCACCGCTCATCACTTGTCCTCCATCATGGCGTCAACTTCCGCCTGAAGGCGTGCAGCCAATTGGCCCACATTAATCTCTGGGTTCACCACTTGGGTGTATTTCTCAAGCGCCGCACGGTAACGGTCGTGCGCCATCTTAATCGCAACAAGTGCGTCCGCCTGCTCGTCGCCGTGCATGCAATGCTGCTTTGGCACAAGGCTCAACCAAAAGTCAGCATAATATAAAATCTCGTCAACCGTTGGAATGTGGTCAGACATAATAATGTTCCTCCAATAGATAAACGGCGAGCGCAAAGCCCGCTGCTATCCCTAAAACAAATGCAAACAATTCGGTCATTCGGCTGGTACCGTGGTGACACTGCTAGGGCCGCCAAAAGGCTCCACACGCGGCATTGGAGCAAACTTGGACGCAATGTCCTTGATGTCCTGCTCGACGTCCGCAGCGCCGCTAAATTGCGCGACAAATGCCAAGTAATTGATACCGTCAACGTAATGGTCTGGGTTCTTCCTGTCGCGCTTGGCTCTCACCAATTTCGTCGCATGGTGAACCATCGCCACTTCATACATCGTATACTTCCTGCCAAGCAAAATGGTCAGGACGTTTGCAATGTCTTCATGCACGTCTGTGATGTTGCCATAGTCAGAACGGTCTTTGATTGCGCCGATGGCTCGGCTCATTGCTGCTTCATAATCCATAATATACCTCAATATTTGCTGTTTAAGACTTTAACTTTCCCCACATAACGATAGTTTATGCCGACAAAGCCATTGCTGTAATAGCTGCTGTCTTTGGGGTCTTTATAATACTCTTCAACCATTAAGAAATCGTTATCAGTCAAAGCTTCAAGAAATTCTTCAAGGCCTTTGACAGGATAACCGGCCACGATCTGGTGGACGGCAGTTCCGCTTTTGGCGGGCATATTCATTGTGATAACAAATTTCATCGGTTGTACCTAACTACAATGGTGGGCGGGCGGATTATACCAAACGAAGGAAAAATATAATCCGCCCTTAACCATTAACCGAAATCTTCTTCGTCAAACGCTGCTTGCGGGGCGTTGACTTTCGTTGATCCGGTCGATGGTGCGCTCGTCCGCGCGGAAGCAGGCGCGGGAGAGCGTACTTGAGGCTTGAGATCCGCAGGGCGGGCAACCCATGCGGTAATCTCAAAGACTGGGCTGTAGTTGGTTGACTTCCGAGCCCCCTCGCCCGTCGTCACCGCTACAGTGTCTTTCAGAACAACAACCGGCAATTTGCCAGGGTTCTTCTGAACGCCCGCCTCATAGGCGTCATGCAATTCATCAAGGCCGCGCAAGAATGCCTTGGCAGTTGACGCCATTTCGCGCACGTCACCGCCACACTCTTTCGCCAACTTCACAATAAAGCGCACGCCATCCTTGTGTTTTTCGCTAGGCTTTTCCGGCTTTTCACCCAGTGGGCCCAATGCAAAGTTTGGGGCGCCTCCAGTATCAAAATCAATCCAGCCCACTTCCAAGTTTTCAAAGTCAACGACGGCTTTGAATGTCTTCGTGATGTCCACGTCGATATTCTCGCCACCCTCACGTTCGCGGCGGAACATGCGTCCGGCGCGGCAGTCAAACTTGGCTATAGGTAAAAAATCTCCGCCTGCGGAGGATGAGGTGTTAATTCCAAGTGCCATTTTTACAGTCCTTCTTCAAAATGCAAACATCTAGCCGTTTGCCTGCTCTTGCCCACACGGGCGAAGCTTATAGACCCCACACATTGAACGCATTCTGGCGTGCCAGAGGGTCGGAAAAATAAAAACTGTCAACGTCTGGAACGACCAGACTTGCCAAGTATTTAGGGTCGTCGCTAATCGACAGAAACCGTTGAATTGTCAGGGCAATTGTCTCCAAAGCCTTCACATGCTCGCGCTTGTTTTCAAGCTGGTATGTGGCAGACTTTTTTGACGTGACGTAGGTGATTCGCGCGTCCAAATTGTCTCCGCGTGCGGCGCAATACAATGCCACCTGACGCGCGTGATTCGTGCTGATCTTGGATGGTAAAGCGTGCGTTGTCTTTAAGTCAATCAGGATCCCGTGATTTTCCCACTCCATGTCGTAAAAGCCAATTAAAGGCACGGCTAAACCTTCGACTTCATACTTGATGGCGCCCTGCGTGCTTGTTGGTTTGCCGTATGCAGACAA